AAATTTGGAGAAAAACTAAAAGACAATGTCCCCTTGCAAGAACAAGCGGCATCCATGTTAGGTCTTACCGCTGATGATTTATTTGGTGCAATCAATCAATATAATGCCGCCGGCGCCATTAGTCAAGATATTTTCAAAACACAAACGGCGGATATTAAGGATCAAGGAAAAACATTTTCGCAAATTGCGGCTGAAGAAGACAAACGAACCAATGAAACAGTATTATCAGATGATGCCACAAAAACCTATATAGAAACCTTAGGCAATTATACAAATAAAGTAACAGGACTCCAAAAAGCAACAGCAGATTTAAATAAAACAGTATTAGACGGAGCCGCAGATATTGGAGAATCATTAGCAACTAATCCAGTTGTTAAAACGGCGTACGCCGGCGCCCAATCATTGAAAACAGGCAAGGATGTAGTCAATACAATAAAAACAGGAACTGGTGACAATACAGCTTTACAAGTAGGTCAAACGATTGTTAAAGATGTTTTTATTCCTGCAGGAGGCAACAATGTTATTACCGGCCCACTTGGATCATTTTCATTGGATCCTAAAGATGATATAATTGCAATGCCAAATGCTAGAGAAGCCTTAGCAAATCAGGGTTCTACTACACCAAATAATACAACACAAGGCGGAACAGATACAGCAGCATTAGTTGCCGCATTACAAGGAATGAGTTTTCACGTAACAAATACATTTGATGGAGATAAAATACAATCTCAATTAACAATACGACAAGGTCAACGACTTAATGCTTAACAAGGAAAACTATGCCATATTCATATAACGCGCCGTACGGCTTTACATTGTTTTCATTAGGTGGATCTGGAAATTATGCAACACCAAACACTGTATACTTGCAAGATAGTATAGGTTTAGGATCAACAACCTCCGGAACAGCATTACATCCAATACAAGCAGAAAAACCCATAATTGCAGGCAACACTGCAGCATATGACAAAAAAAAAAATATAAAAACTGTATATGCTAATTTTGACAATGACTCTGCCAACCCAAGCGGATACACATATCCAAATCGAATAGATATTATTGGCAATATAGGAAACGTTGCCCCAGGAGCTATATTTGCAAATGTTGCTAAAAACGCAATACTTGGAGCTGCATCCGGCCTTGGAAATCCTATAACTCAGCAATTTGTTCAACCAGCAGTATCTTCTTTATTCAAAATAAAAACATTGGATGGTATTTTAGATGATCGCAGTGAAAACATGGGACAGCCATATTCAATAATGCCATTTACTAGACTAGAACAAATTGCAAAATGGCCAGGCAAATACAAAGATTTTAGATCCTTTAAAGGATATACGTTTAATGTTAACACTGTTAGATTAGATGGAGCGTCTGCTGCAACTCGAGGAGTTGCAAATAAAGATGCTAAAGGGAGCATAATTGGAGCTGCGTATGCAGCTGCTTCAGTATTACCAGGTGGAGCTTATCAAGTATTTAATATTGAATCCATATATGGTTGGGGAAACCATGGCGAACCAAACGCAGCACATCGAGATTTTACATCAAGAAGTCATGTTGCAACAAGATGGAAAGTAGAAATTGGATTAGATGAAGTTACAGGCAAACCTAAAAAAGGAAGCTGGGCACCTACAAATAATCCTATAGAAAAGGCAACGGAATTCCGCGGAGATAAAATTACTGTTATTGATTATAGTCAAAGAAAATTATCTCAGGCATATCAATGGAAATCTCCATTATTCCCAGGAGCTGAAAAATGGAATAAATTTGTAGCTGCAACTGATTTAACTAGAGATTTTATCAAGTTTTATTTTACAGGACCAAAATTACAAAACGGAGTGGATGAAATTGATGATATAATTGTATTTCGTGCAATTATTGATTCATTTACTGATACACATTCACCAAGTTGGTCATCAGTTCCCATGATTGGTCGAGCGGATCCTAATTATACATATACTGGTTATTCACGTGAAGTAAATATATCATTTACTGTATTTGCAACTAGCCGTGATGAAATGAAACCTATATATCGAAAATTAAATGCATTGGCATCATATACAGCACCAGAATATGGTACCGGGACAATTGCAATGAAATCACCATGGATGCGTATGACAATTGGAGACTTATTAGTTCAACAACCTGTACTTATAAATTCATTGTCATATACATTTGCAGATGGAGATACAACTTGGGAGATCAACATTGAAGATGATCCTACAATGATGCAAGCTCCACACAAAATTTCAGTGTCATTAGGATTAAATGTAATTACAGATTATCTTCCTGAGAAAAAAGGCAAAATGTATACATTAGCTAAACAATTCAATTCCGAAGCAACACCAATTGAAGGTGGAAATAATTGGTTAAGTGATTTTGGAACAACTGCAATGAGCGATGAACTTTTAAGACAAGCAGCAAATAAACAACAAGATAACAAAACCAAAATAGAATAATGCGGTTTTTGCGTAAAAATAAAAGAAACTAATTATGAATAGATACGAAACAGCATCTGCAATTAAAGACAGTAATGAAAAAAGAAAACTATCAACCATAATAACACCTACGCCAGAAGCAAATACTGCTGATGTATACATACAAACAAGATCTATAGAACGATTGGATTTATTGGCTTATAAATTTTATAATGATCAAACACTTTGGTACATTATTGCTGCAGCAAATGGATTAGGCAAAGGATCCTTATATGTACCAGCAAATAGCAGATTGAGAATTCCATCCAAAGATACAATACAACAACAAACTGAACAAACAAACAAAACTAGATGAGTACAATATTTTATTCGCAAGTAAACAAATCGTTACAACAAGAATTGATAGCGCGAGGTACAGCTGGCACGATAAATCGTACTACTGCTGCAATAGACTATATGGTTAGTAAAATAGCAAATGTTCAAATTGAAGCATATGATACAAAGCCAACTGCCGATACAAAAGCTATGCCTGGATTCGGAACTTTAGGAGGAACAACCGTTCGTGCAGGAGCATATATGCCAAGTGGTGAAACTGGATTCTTAAATGATAAATTAAGACCTGCCAATAGGATACCACCGATTATAACTGGATTAAGTATTTCAATAAATGACCAATCTAAATCATATATCAATAAAGCAAGTGTCACCATATTAGTACCAGATGCTACAACTGATATGGATGGCAGTTATGGTATGGAAGCAATATATTGTAAACCCGGACGTTACGTTAAAATTGCTATAATACATCCAGCAAGTGCATTGCTAACAGATGGAATCTTAGATGATGATAAATTACCATCGATTGATTTTTTAAAAACTTTATATCCAAACACAGATGTTTCAAGTTTACGAAAAATGAATGAATTGTATTTTCAAGGACGAATTACAACATTTTCATACACGTATAATTCTGACGGAACATTAGCATTAACATTTGAATTAATTGGAACAAGCAATACATATGCAGAAGCAAAAATTTATATAGATAATAAACCAAATGCTACTGCAACAGGAACAAAAACTGAAAATCAAGTAACAAGTTTATATACTTCGCTGAGTGATGAAGTAAATGCAATCAAAAAAACATATGAGGAAAAAGGCATAAATGATTTTGAACACCTAGTAGCAAATACAACGGACCAAAGCATATTAGTAGGAAAACCATATGTAATTGGAAATACAGACTCAATAAATACAACGCGTATGATATCATTGGGATATTTAATACAACATATTAATACAAAAATAACAGCAGCAATAGGCGCTAGAATACATTGTGATGACGTTGTATGCAAAAGCAATTATTATGAACGATTAGTTTCAGCAAATCCATTAAGCCTGTTACTTTGGCGCGGCAAAACTGATTTGTTGCATGACACATATAAATTTGATTATCCGGAATCTGATCGTATTAAAAACTTAAGCCCAACAAATGCTGCAGCATTTAATGCATCATTACAAATGTTTCCTAATATTAAAAAAGCAGATATTAAAACAGACGGATTTTCAGTTGTATCTGCAAATTCTTCATATTCATTGCCGTCTAGAATATACATTGATTTAGAATTAATTCGAACTCTTATTAAAAAAATTGAAACTAAAAACGATCCATCAATTAACAACTTTTTAACTGAGGTATCACGTGAAATTGCAGAAAGCACCGGCAATGCAATAATATTAGCACTAATACAGCATCCAACAATTTTTGATGCCCTAATTTATTATGATACAAATTATGTAAATGTAGAAGGTGCACCTACATTAGAATTTACATTACCAGTTTTTGCAACAAAAACAGGAGCGTCGATTGTTAGAGAGTTTTCATTAACATCAAAAGTTCCAAACAATGTTAAAACCATGGTATACGGTATTGATTCTAATAAAACAGGAACTCAACGTGTAACTACATATAATCCATATATATATGCTGATGCAGAGACAAGAAAACAATTAGCAGACGATTGGAAAACAGAACATAAACAAGCAATACGTAAGTTAGCGGAAGCAAAAGAAAAAATTGCAAAGAAACCAGAAAGAGATGAACAAATTATTAAAGAGTTAAAACAAGTACTAGAAAAATATGTTACATATTTTACTGATGATATTGAAAAATCAATTGGGAACAACAAATCAATCTTCCCAATGGAATTAGAATTTACAATTGATGGTATTAACGGATTTAAATTTGGAGACGTGTTAAACTTTAACGGATTACCAAAAAGATATACAGATTCATTTGTATTTACAGTACTGGGAATGGAACATACAGTTTCTAATGAAGGAGAGTGGACAACTAGAATTAAATGCAATCCTAGGATTCGAATAAAAGAATAATATGAGAAATCGTTTACATTATACACCTAACCAAATAACACTTAACTTGTATACAACTGGGTCGCAATGGATGACTGATGATGGAGTTGAGTTCATTGGGCCATATCATACATATACTACAGGTGAAATTTTTTCAGAATCCAAATGGAATGCAAAAACATCAAAAAAATTAGTGCCATTAGTTTTACATGCAACAGACAATTATGTATATAAACAATTAAAAACGGTTCAAACTAAATTTGATAACCCACAACCTATACAACCCGTAATTACAGAACAAGACAAAGCTGTAGGATTTATTACTAGATATTTCTTGAAAAAAACAAATGAATATGTAATTACTGAAATTGATGAACCACAATATGATAAATGGGTAATACAAGAAATTGATTCATATATGTGGACCGCTAAAAAAATTACATGGTATATAACTGGCAATTTGCATGATGCAATGCAAAATGGCGTATTAGCACCAGGTGTAATTGAAAAAAATTTTCAAGAAATACGAAAAGCAGAAACGGAAATACCTGGAATATCATTAATATTAACAAATCCAATACAATATTATTCAGACTCTGATTTTGTAATTCCAAAAGATATCAATTCATAACATTGGATTCCTAAGATTTTATCATTATTATATTAATGTATGATAGTGGACTCAGAATCGGAATTGAATACATTATTCACATACATAAAAGGACGAAAAACTTTGCTAGTTCCAATATTAGCAGATCCACTTCTCCATGCCGCTGTGAATAAAGTAACATGTATATATGTATACACTGAAGATGCAATAGAACGCATTGTGCCTATTCAACATACTGAACAGCTAAGGGGCTTTACTGAACATCTACAACAATTCATGGATCTGACTGATATCTTTGTATATGACAAAAAACAATGGCTTCAAATAGGAGGAAACAATGCTGTATGGGATGTTAAAACATTGTGGTGGTACACATATAATGAAGCATATGACGAAACTCATTATTATACACCAGCACATCAATTTTATTGGAGACGGCACACCGCACTTCCAAATATAAATGCACTTATTCCAATAATGCAACATTTGGCAATGTGTCAAAAAATTAGAAAATATGCTTGGCCAATGTGTGTGAATTCAAAATTAACTCAATCATATTTGCAATTCAATTCAACATACCCGGAAACATTTGCAGCAATTGAGCGTAATGGATTACAAGTTAATGAAACATTTAAAATGCCTGAACTAGTTAAAGATAATCTGGTTTATTCGCAGTACAATTATTATACAATGACAGGTCGTCCTAGCAATGCATATCGAGGATTTAACTTTGCTGCAATGAACAAAGAAGATGGCACAAGAACAGCCTTTTGTAGCAGGTTTGAAAATGGAGCATTAGTTGAAATGGATTTTGATTCATATCATGTTAGATTGATTGCTCGATTGATTGGGTATGATTTGCCGACATCATCAATACATGATTATTTAGGCCGATTTTATTTTGGTGTAACCGAACTAACTGAAGAACAACGTGCGGAAAGCAAACAAATAACATTTCGATTGCTGTATGGAGGCATTGACTCAGAATTTTTATCAATTCCATTTTTTGAAAAGGTAAATGCATTTGTATATGATCTTTGGGCTAAATGGAAAGCAAAAGGACGCATTGACACGCCCATATTGAAACGACCTATTACCAAGGATATGGTAAAAAATATGACTGCAAACAAATTGTTTAATTACTATTTGCAAGCCGTTGAAACAGAAGTATCAGTTCAAAAAATACAACAAGTACAATCATTATTAAAGACCCATGAAACGGTTATAATTTTATATACGTATGACAGTATTTTATTTGATGTGCCAGTAACTGAAGCAAAAGCGTTATTGCCTCAAATCAAACACGTGTTAGAACAAGGCAACTTTCCCACGAAAGTGAAGTGTGGGAATATTTATAATAAATTAAACACAATATCTTTATGAACATTGATTCAATATTAACAGAATGGAGTTACAGATTACCTAGCGGGTATCCAACTCGCGCACAAGATTATGAAGTATTATATGATGTTTTAATTGAAACTGCAAAAATAACACCTACCGAAGCCCGGCAAATTGTAGAACGAGCAAAAGGCACTGTTATTAATTCTATTAATGAAGCAATCAAAATAGATTCTATAGAAAATCAACTTTTACTAAAAGCAGTAAGTGATGTTAATAAAGTTGAAGATTTAACAAAATTTTTAAGTTTGTTACCGTTAGAAGCCGAAATGGTAACTTTACAATTTTTAAATAATTTATCAAATGAACAATCGCAACAATTTGCAAATTTATTATATTCTGAAACTGAGGTTAGTGAAGAATTATTAAATTCATTTAATTTTAAATCAGGAATATACGGCGAAATATTTCGATTACATAAACCTGGCTTAGGAAAAGGTGAAATACTTTTAGCAACACTTGTTCGAGATTCATATATACAAGGCGGCACCGTCTCATATGATTTAAATGTTAATGGTAAAAAGTATGAAGTAAAAGATTACAGTAATCCAGATAAACCTAATGCATCAATTCGTTTAGGAACAAAAGGTACAGTAACAAGATTCCGATTTTGGGATGAAATTACAACAACATTTCAACGATTATCACAATTGCGAGGTATAGATACACCTAAATTTGATTTAGATAAACTATTGCCAGAACCATTATTAAATGCAATTTACTATTTAGAACGCCGAAGAGATGTTATTCTTGCCGGAAATTTAGGTATAAAAGATAAGCAATATTTAGAACAATTTTATCAAGAAGCAAATAAATTACAATCTGAAATTAAAGGTTATACCAATGTAATTTTAAGAGGTCCAAATGCAATTCCAATTGAAATGTCAATTGAACCTATTAGTGATGCTAATGGCGACTCTTTTGTAATTCGCCCTATACGAGATACAAGTCAAAATTTAACATATGTTAATACAGAATTACGACGATTAAAATATGTTAGAAATCCATTAGATTTAAATAAAGATATGCAAGAAGCAGTTACAACTATTATCAACGATGTAACGTTTATCATATTCCGTAGAGATCGTACAAACGTAACACAAGATGTCCGCTATGCAGCAACTGATGCCGGCAAGATACGTATTATAGAAAAAGATATAACTCCATCAACAGACGAATTTGAAGTATAAGGACATGAATTGAAAACACAATTACTTTGCACATTTGCACATAGATCAGACTTAAACATTGTATCAGATTACATACAACAAAGCTACGTCATACCAGAACAACGAATATTTGTGTTTGCAAATGCTGATGCTGGAGATAATTTGTATTGTACATATAATGCAGATGCAGGAACACGCAGAGGTCAAAATACAATAAGCATTCATCGTAAAAAAGAAACCAATACACTGTATACTGTTAATGCACTCAATCAAATTATAAAGGCAGTTAATAACGGCGTAATAGACAAAACATTTCAACTCGATTGGAGCATTTATCAAAATTCATTTATACTTACAGACGAGGCAGGATATCGAGTGATTGATTTGATATTCTTCAAGAAAATAACGTGGTAACAATATTTATATATAAAAAACATCATGATAAAACTAAAAGATTTATACACAAAAAATTTAACAGAGGCAGAAATGCCAGATACAGAAAAACTTGGTAGAAACAATCCTGATTGGATTAATTTGGTTTCTAAATTAAAAACTCTTTCTTATTCACCAAGAATATTAACATTTATGGACTTTGATGGTATCCCATCTCAAAGTTTGAATTGGGGAACTACTAAATCTGCTCGAGGTAAATACGGGTTTGCACTTGCATCAACCTCTCCAAACTTACCTAAAGAACGTATGGATTTATTTAACACTGAAGATAAAGAAAATCAAATAGAGATGATCAATTGGTGGAAAAGCCGCGGATATCAAATAGATAATAGATCTGAAATTTCAATAAACTTTAAAGATGCAAACAACTTAAGAAATGATATTGAATCATTTTTTAAAATTTATCCGCCAGAATAGGAACATCATGATAAAATTAAAAACATTATTAGATGAATCATTTGGTGGCATGCTAGCAGCTGCAATTAGAGCAAACAACGCAATAACGCCACATAAAAACAAATTTAAAGTTGATCCTAAACAGGTAAAAGTTGGCGATGAATTAGAGTGGTATGGCAAGGATAAAGATCCTAGAGTAACTGGTACAATTTCAAAGATTGACTCTAAAGGCATAGAGATTACTAATCTTAAGGCAGTAGGTACTAAGAAGATGGATTATGGCCTTAAAGGAGTCACAATCAACGCTAATACAAAGTATTTTTATTTTGGTTCCTACAACAAAATGTTAAATCATTGGAAACTTAAAGACTCACAAGATACAGATCAAAACAATAATGGTTATCCAGATTCAACGGAAGGATCCTCAAATAATGAATTTACAGCATTGTTATCATCGTTAGAGTCTGATTTAAAGGCATATAATGGTGAAGAAATAACATATGAAGACGATGACGAAACAATGGAAATAACTGTAAGCATTTATCCAAGTGAACTCAAAAAAGAAATTGTCCAAGCCATTAACGTTATACTAAAAAAACATCCATTATTTGAGATAGACAAAGACACTATTGATCGATATCGAGATGAAGACGGCGTTACTTTAACATTTGATATCATTAAAAAATAAACAAAAAAAACTTAACCAATTACTTTGAATTAACCCATTTATTAATTATAATTAATAAGTAAACAGAATATATTATTAACAACTTAACAAAAGGCAAAAAATGGCTTTAAATTTAGACGCTATCAAAGCGAAGCTCAACCAGCTGAATAAGCAGGATGACAAAAAACAAAATTTGTGGAAACCTGAAACAGGCAAAACTCGTATTAGGATCGTTCCTTATATACACCGCAAAGACAATCCGTTCTTAGAATTGTATTTTCATTATGACATTAGCAAAAGATCTATGCTATCTCCGATTTCATTCGGTAATGCAGATCCAATTGTAGAGTTTGCAGAAAAACTAAAAAAGACGGGTGACAAAGACGAATGGTTAATGGGTCGCAAGATTGAACCAAAAATGCGTACATATGTTCCCGTAATTGTTCGTGGTAAAGAATCCGAAGGAGTTAAATTTTGGGGATTCGGCAAACAAATTTACACGGAATTATTAAGCATTGTTTCAGATCCAGATTATGGTGACATTACAGACTTGATGAATGGACGTGATATTGATGTTGAATTTACTCCAGCAGAAGGTGCAAATTTTCCAAAAACAACAATTCGTGTTAAGCCTGCAACTAGTGCAGCAACGGAAGACAAAGAAATTGCAACAAAAATCATGACTCAACCAGAGATTACAGATTTATTTCCTGAACCAACTTATGAAGAACTAGAAACAGCTCTTAAAGAATGGATGAATCCTGAAAATGCAGACGCAGATGTTGATTCTGAAGAAGCACCAGCAACTCCAACTAAAACCGCAAAACCAATTGCTGGTAAAGTAGAGGATGTTGCATCAGCATTTAACGATCTATTTAATTAAGGAGTAACAAATGGCAAAGAGCAAAAGCAAGTCAGAACTGGAAGACAGTTTAGCAAATACCCTAGCAGAAAGCATTAACAAGCAATTTAAAGGGCAGGCATTAAAAACTGCATTCTTTTTAGATGGTGATGATGATTCACCCAGCAATGTTAAAGAATGGATATCATCGGGATGCTCAATGCTCGATTTAGCAATTTCAAACCGTCCATATGGTGGATTTCCTGTTGGACGGATTACTGAAATTACCGGATTAGAAGCATCTGGTAAATCATTATTAGCAGCACACACTTTAGCAGAAACGCAAAAGAAAGGTGGATTGGCTGTATATATTGATACTGAGTCGGCTACTAGTTCCGAATTTTTATCAGCAATTGGTGTTGATTTAAAAACCATGTTGTATGTTCCATTAGAAACAATTGAAGAAATATTTGAAACCATTGAAACAATTGTTGAAGGTGTACGCAAATCAGACAAAGACCGTTTAGTTACAATTGTAGTAGACTCAATTATGGGTGCATCCACAAAAATTGAAATGTCAGCTGAATATGATAAAGATGGATATGCAACCAGCAAATCTATTATTTTATCAAAGGCAATGCGTAAAGTTACCAATTGGATTGCACGTGAACGAATTTGTTTGATATTTACCAATCAATTACGTGTCAAAATGGGCGTATCATTTGGTGATGCTTGGACAACGTCGGGTGGTAAAGCAATTCCATTCCATGCATCGGTTCGTCTTCGTCTTAAAAATACGGGGCAAATCAAAGCAAAGGTAAATGGAGCTGAACAAATTGTAGGAAGCAAAACAAATGTGCAAGTAGTTAAAAACCGAATGGGGCCTCCACATCGTAAAATAGATTATGAAATTTATTATGATAGTGGAATTGATAATTGGGGCGGATGGCTAGGCGTAATGAAAACATTTGATATAGTTGCACAATCAGGTGCATGGTATACAATGCAAGATGTAGATCATGAAACTGGAGAAACCTTTGGAGACGTTAAATTCCAAAGCAAAGATTTCATTGAAAAGGTAATCAACAACCCGGAAATGAAAGACAGGTTATATAAAAGAATTTGCGATGCTTACATATTCAAATATCAAGCAGGTGTCGATGGTGGAATTGATGATGTTATCATTGTCAATGAAGTAATTGATGAAGAAGGATAATGAACAAGTTTCAAAAATTATTTAACGAGTTACAACAAGAAAGAAGTTTAGGTCCATCAAACGTCAATGATCATCTCATGGTGTTTGATGGCTTAAACACCTTTATAAGAAGTTTTGGTGCTACTCCGGCATATAACGAAGATGGTGATCACGTAGGTGGTATTTCCGGATTCTTGTATTCAGTCGGCAAAACAATCAGAGACTTTAAACCTACTCGATGCATCATTGTGTTTGATGGTCGAGGCGGCTCGGCAAAAAGAAAACGAATTTATAAAGATTATAAAGGGAACCGAGCAAACAAAACCAAGTTGCGCAGACACGATCATCATGAGTCAACATTGGAACAAGAACAAGAATCAATGCGACATCAATTTAGTCGATTGATTTCATATCTAGATAATTTGCCTGTTACATTCATTTCAATGGATGGAATTGAAGCAGATGATACAATTGCATATATTGCTCAAATGTATGAAGACACTTGCAAAAAAATGACAATTGTTTCTACGGATAGAGATTTTTATCAACTAGTAGATGATCGAATTCAAGTTTGGTCTCCAATTAAAAAGAAAATGTATTCGGTTGATACTGTAATAGAAGAGTTTGGTGTTCATCCAAACAATATGGTTGTGTATCGATCATTTACAGGCGATGCGTCAGATAATATTCCTGGAGTTAATGGTATAGGACCAAAAACCATTTTAAAAGTAATTCCACAACTAGTAGAATCTACGGAATATACATTGGATAATTTATTTGCATTAAGCACTGAATCAGTATCTGCAAAGTCACCTAATTACAAAACATTTACAAAAATATTAGAAAATTCACATACGCTAAAACAAAATTGTGAATTAATGAATATTAAATTGTTGGACATTCCTGCGCAGACCGCCACAAAAATACGTGGGATAATGGAACAACCAATACCTGAATTAAATAGGGCAGAATTCCAACGCATGTTTTATGAAGATAAGCTGTGGGCAATAATGAAAAATGTTCCTGAATGGATAACTAATACCTGGTTATCGTTAAATGCATTTGCAAAACAAACGCACAAATAAATTTGAATTTACAGTAATTTTACTTATAATTGTTATATGACAGATAAATTATCGGACTACGGTTGGGGCTTTCAAGTTAAAGTTCTTGCTGCTATGTTTACGGATAGACTATTTTTACAGCAAATTTCAGATATTATACGTGCTGAATATTTTGAGTCTGATGCAAACAGTTGGTTATTAGATATCATATTAACACATTTCCGAGAATATAAAACACCGCCTAGCAAAGATGTTTTAAAAGTAAAAATAACGGAAATTGAAAATGACATATTAAAGGCAACCGTATTAGAACAATTGAAAGATGTGTTCAGATATATGGAGTCAGATGACTTGACATTTGTAAAAGATGAAATTTTAAAATTTTGCAAGAATCAGGAAATTAAACAAGCTATAATGGATTCGGTTAGTTTGTTAAAACATGGAAATTTTGACGAAATAAAAAGCAAAATTGATAGTGCCATGAAAGCTGGCGCCGATACCAATATTGGATTAGAATATGTAACGGATGTTGCTGCACGATACAATGAAGCAGCACGACATACAATAACAACCGGTTGGGATGTAATTGATGATTTGATGGATGGTGGACTAGCCCCAGGAGAATTAGGAGTTGTAATGGCACCTGCGGGAATTGGTAAATCTTGGCTTCTTATCAATATTGGAGCAAATGCAGTAAAAGACGGAAAAACAGTTATACATTATACATTGGAACTCAATGAAAATTATGTAGGCCAACGCTATGATTCAGTATTTACAGGAATTCCAGCACAAAATTTAAAAAATTATCGAGACGACATTGAAGCAAAAATGCTAACACTTAAAGGCGATTTAATTGTAAAATATTTTCCTACCAAATCAGTAGGAGTAATGGGCTTAAAGGCTCATATAGAAAAAACAATAATGCTCGGCAAAAAACCAGATCTGGTAATTGTGGATTATGGTGATTTGCTTAAAGTTAACATTAAAAAGGACAAGCACGAAGCCTTAGAGGACTTGTACGAAGAATTACGTGGTATGGCAGGGGAATATGAAATTCCAGTATGGACCGCATCACAAGCAGGAAGAAGCGCCTTAGAAGAGGATATTATTGAAGCAGACAAAATTGCATCATCATATGGAAAAGTAATGGTTGCTGACTTTTTAATGTCGCTTTCTAGAAAGGTAGAAGACAAAATGTCAGGAACGGGTAGAGGTCACGTTATTAAAAATAGATTTGGACCAGATGGCATAACATTGCCATGCAAAATTAATACAAATAATGGACAATTTCAATTCTTTGAACCACAAACTCAACAAGGAAAACAAACCACACAAATCATGAAAACAGGAGAAAACATGGTCAAGAAAAATTTAGCACAAAAGTTCAAAGATTTAGGCGGAACTTTAGGATAAAAACATATTTATATAAAATGGGTTAGGAAAGTGATTTCCGCCCTTTTTTTATCTAAAATCATTTACATATACAAACAAGGAGATTACGAACAATGGACATTTCAAACAAAATTTTAAGTGAAATTACGGTATACATGAAGTATGCAAAATATCTTCCAAACCTCAATAGAAGAGAATCTTGGGAAGAACTAGTTACAAGAAACAAACAAATGCATATTAAAAAATATCCGGCGTTAGTTGATGAAATCAATGCCGCATATGAATTTGTATATGCAAAAAAAGTATTGCCATCAATGCGTAGTTTGCAATTTGGTGGGAAATCAATTGATATATCACCCAACCGAATTTACAATTGTGCATATTTGCCAATTGATGACCACCGTGCATTTGGAGAAGCAATGTTTCTTTTATTAGGAGGCACGGGTGTTGGATATTCGGTTCAAAAACATCATGTAGAATTATTACCAGAAATACATAAACCAAATCCAAAAAAGATGCGTCGTTATTTGATTGCAGATTCAATTGAAGGATGGGCCGATGCAGTTAAGATGCTTGTTAAATCATATTTTGTTGGCGGATCATCTTACAATTTTGATTTTTCAGATATTCGTGCCAAAGGTGCAAGACTTGTTACTTCAGGAGGAAAGGCTCCAGGACCTCAACCATTAAAAGAATGTTTGATGAAACTGCAAGGAATTTTAGATACAAAAGAAGATGGCGACAAATTATCTCCAATTGAAGTTCATGATATGGTTTGCCATGTTGCAGATGCAGTATTAGCAGGTGGTATTCGTAGAGCAGCACTTATAGCATTATTTTCAGCAGATGATGAAGAAATGATTGCATGCAAATCAGGTAATTGGTGGGAAATCAATCCACAAAGAGGTCGTGCTAATAATTCAGCTACATTAATGAGACACAAATTAACAAAAGAATTCTTTATGGATCTTTGGAAGCGTGTTGAATTATCTGGAGCAGGAGAACCTGGTATATATCTTACAAATGATAAAGATTGGGGAACTAACCCATGTTGTGAAATTGCATTACGTCCATTTCAATTCTGTAACTTGTGTGAAGTAAATGCATCTGACATTGATTCTCAAGAAGATTTTGAAAATCGAGTTAGAGCAGCAGCATTTATTGGAACATTGCAAGCAGGATATACCAACTTTCATTACCTACGTCCAATTTGGCAACGTACAACTGAAAAAGATGCACTTATTGGAGTATCAATGACAGGCATTGGATCTGGAACAGTATTGGGATATGACATGAAAGCTGCAGCAAAAACGGTTAAAACGGAAAATGAAAGAGTTGCTGCACTTATTGGTATTAATCGATCCGCACGAACAACCACAGTAAAGCCTGCAGGAACAACATCATTAACATTAGGCACAAGTTCAGGAATACATGCTTGGCACAATGATTATTATATTCGTAGAATCCGTGTTGGAAAAAATGAAGCAATTTACACGTATTTAGCAAAAAATCATCCCGAGCTAATTGAAGATGAATATTTCCGTCCACACGACACGGCAGTAATTTCTATACCACAACAGGCACCAGAAGGAGCAATTATGAGATTCGAGTCACCATTTCAATTATTAGATCGAATCAAAAAAGTTCATTTAGAATGGGTGAAGCCAGGTCATAGATCAGGAAACAATACACACAATGTATCGGCAACAGTTTCATTGAAAGATGATGAATGGGAATTAGCAGGTGATTGGATGTGGAACAATAGAGATCATTATAACGGCCTATCAGTTTTACCATATAATGGCGGAACCTATATTCAAGCCCCATTTGAAGATTGCACCAAAGAAACATATGAATCAATGATGAAATCTTTGAAGGGTATTGATTTGAGTCAAGTAATTGAATTGGATGATAATACAGACCTATCAGGCGAATTGGCTTGTGCAGGCGGAGCGTGTGAGATTAAATAATGATACAACCAGCATCAAAAGATTGGATACAACAAACCTTTGTAAGGGAGTTTGGAAACAAGCTCCTGGCTACGGACTTTTACTATAATGAAGACGGATATCGTGTAATGACTGAATCATATCATGTACGACGCGGATCATGTTGTGGTAATGGTTGTTTGCATTGTCCATACACGCCAAAACATGAGACCAATAATACCAAGTTGAATAATATTTATTAATATGATTAAACTAAAAAATTTATTATTAGAAGTACATATTGATAACAAATTCCAACGTGAATTAATTGATAGGATAAATGATGAGTATAGGGAAGATTACAAATCATTAACACCACAAGAAATTAACGATGGTTATTGTGATATGTGGGCTTCATTGTTTGTGGATCGTTTTGGCGGAGATCATCAATGGTCTTTTGATTTTCCAAATGATCCAAATGGACATTCGTGGGTAAAATTAAATAATAAATTTTATGATGCTGAAATGACTACGGGTACAACAAAATTAATAAATTTGCCGCATTTTCAACGAGCTATAAAAAAATATGGCACTGATTGGTTAGATACTAAATTCTTTAATAATATTCAAAAAACAAAATATGATGCATCAAATATCAATAAAATTGAGGAAATAGGACCTCAAAATTTTATTGAGATGTATTTGGATTGGCTAGAAGAGTTATTAAATGATTTAGAAGATTCTAATGATATTGAAGCCATTAAACGGTACGATACAGTATTAAATGCTAGGTTTGCATTAGAAGATGCTGATTCTACGGAAATTATACAATATCTACAACGAAAATATGGCAATGATGTCGATCAGATAATATTAAAAATAATCGGCGATACAACAAAATATGATGCATCAGGCATTGATACACCTGGCAATCCTAACATGTAATAAGTTTGCATAAAACTTTGAAATTCCAATAAAATATATTATATTAATATAAGAACAAGTTATGACAAGAAAACATCTAGAAACAGTTGCCCCTGGATATGCGAACGGTATATCATTGCAATTAGCAGTAAAGCAAACTTTAGAAGGTCCTGACGCTCAATTAACTCAGCAAGAAAAACAACAAATAATTGATAACGCTGCATATCATTACGGTTTATTTTTAACGGCACTAGGAGTATCTTGGGAATCAGATCCAAATTCATCTAATACTCCTAATCGAGTTGCAAAAGCATATGTAAACGATTTATGGAAAGGCAGATATGAACCAATGTCAGACATTACTTCATTTCCAAGTGATGGGTATGACGGAATTGTATTCGAAGGCGGTATTCCATTAACATCAATGTGTAGCCATCATCACCAAACCATTTCCGGAAAAGTTCATGTTGCATATATTCCAGCAGAAAATGGAAATGTAGTTGGATTAAGTAAAATTAATCGAGTAGTAGAACATTTCGGCAGACGCGGAGCTATACAAGAACAATTAACTGTAGCAATACAACATGCAATTGATGAACTTATAGAAGATAACAAAGGTGTTGCTGTAATGATTGAAGCAACTCATAATTGTGTATCTTGTAGGGGAGTAAAACATATAGGCGCTTCAATGAAGACCGCAAAATTATCCGGAGCCTTTTTAGATGATGGAAATGCTAGGTCTGAATTTTATCAATTTGTAAAAGGTTATTAATGAAAAGATTACACGTAAAATTAATTAAATGGATATCCAATAAATTTGGATACAAGATTGCAATGCTTAAAGCAGCAAACGGAACAACAACTGTTGAAGGAGATATTGAACTATTAAGATATGTTGATATATCCGGATATTTCTTTAAGAAAAAACCAATTTCTAGAATACAAGCTTCTAGAGCTCCAAGATCAGCCAAAGAAATGTTTTTAGCTGAACCAGTTCCTAATATTGATAATGTTGAACCGATAGTAAAACTTACATCGAAGCAACTTAAAGATTTACAAATAATAAAATAAACTATGGCAAAGTATAATTCAACAAAATTATTTGATGGTTACTCAACTTGTTTCCGGCAATGGCGAGCAGAGGATACTCATTGCAAATTCTTACATGGATATGCAGTATCTTTTAAAGTTTGGTTCGAAGGCGAATTAGATCATCGTAATTGGGTATGGGACTTTGGTGGTATGAAGCGATCTAAAACTAAAATTGCTGGAATGTCTCCTATAGAATATTTTTCATTTTTGTTAGATCATACTACAGTTGTAGCTATTGATGATCCATATTTAGAGAAATTTCAACAAATGGATGAAGATGGTATCATACAATTACGCATACTACCGGCAACAGGATGTGAAAAATTTGCAGAACATTTATATTATATAATCAATGCATTCTTAAAAGAAGAAACACAAAGTAGAGTAAAAGCAATAAAAGTAGAAGTTTATGAACACGAACGAAACAGCGCAAGCTACAGTGAATAATGATACGTATGTATCACTTTATGAATATTTAGGTAAAGGGTCTCGAGACACCGGAGTTGGAAAACTAGTTTCGGCCGAAGCATTAAAACGTGGTATTAAACCTCAAGTTAAATTGCTGCCTAAAGAAATGCAAAGGCCAGAATTTAATTCAGTACAAGCATACCCAATGTCATTCTTAGATGAATACTTTGCTAATAATCTAGAACATGATATGACGCCATTTGTACGAAGATCTGCATTAACTATAGTACAAGCAAGAATTGATACCCTAGAAAAAAATTATGCAGAGTTAATTAAACTACTGCCAAATGCAACAATTGAATTAACAGCAGAAGATACACAAGACGACGATTTACCATTTTAATTATGAATAAAAGAATAGAAGATTACAACAAGACACTACCAATTCTAGAACTATACCGCTGTATACAGAGTGAAGGTTCAAGATTTGGACGTCCAACAATCGCAGTAAGAACTACCGGATGTACTCACCGATGCTTTTTTGGTGAAGGAGGGTGGTGCGACAGCTGGTACACAAGTATTCATCCGGAAAAAGGAACATTTACGTTCCAGGACATTATTAACATTTATGATGAGAACCCACACATTAAAGAAATGATGTTGACGGGTGGATCACCCACAATGCATCCAGCATTGGTAAACGAACTAACACACTTTGCACATGAAAGAGATATACTCATTACTATTGAAACTGAAGGTAGCCATTTCGTACCTACCGACTATCCTATTGGCCTTATATCTCTCAGTCCAAAGTTTGGTAATTCTGTACCCGTACTTGGTGCTGTTACGCCTCAAGGAGCGATTGTGGATCAAAGAATGATTGATCAACATAACAAGTTTAGAATGAAGCTTGCTACAATGAGCCAGATGATTCACTTCCATACAGATTACCATTTTAAACCAGTATGGGACGGAACGGACAAGAATCTACAAGAAATTGAAAACATTCGCACTCTACTTAATATCCCAAAAGACAAAACATATATCATGCCCGCAGGAGATACTAGAGAAACTCTTGTAGAGATGTATCCACTCGTATTCGATATGTGTGCTGAGAAGGGATATAACATGACCGGCAGAGACCATATAATTGCATTTGACACTAAACGAGGAGTATAATGAACTACACAGTAACAACAACATTTGGAAATAACGTAAAAATTACATATATTATAACAAAATGAAAAAGATACTTTATTTTACAGCAGATTGGTGCGGACCATGCAAAATGATTAAACCACAGCTTCTAGAAGCTTCTAATCAAATATCAATAACATTTATCGATGTAGATACAAATTCATCAACCGCAGAACGATACAATGTTAAAAATATACCTTGTGCTATATTAATTGATTTAAATGGCCAAGAAAATGGAAGATTGGTTGGATCAAATATATCTAAACAATCAGTAATAAATTTATATAACAAATAAAAAAAAAGAATCAGTTATGAATTGGAAACCAATTGGAGATCAAGTACTCCTAAAACAACTAGAAAAACAAGACAAAACAAAGAGTGGTATCATTATAATGAACTCATTGGATGATTATATTGAATGTGATGTTATGGCCGCAGGAGACGGGTTATTTACGCAAACAGGTACAAAAATACCAATGACTGTTAAAGTTGGAGATCGCATAAAAATCTATTCCGGAAATTTAGGAGCACAAAAGAAAGTGCAAGTAGAAAATAACGATTTTATTTTGGTTCGAGAACATGAAATTGCTATGATAAATACAAAACCATGATTGAAATCTTAGGGTGGCTTAGTACAACCTTAGTTTTAGCTGGATATGTATCAAATGCTAGAGGGTGGACTAAGACAGCCATGATTACCTGGATTATAGGAGATACTGGATGGATTACGTATGACTTTTTTATTGATAATTTTAGTCATCTTGTATTAAGTTTAGTTATTATAGCAATTAATGTTTACGGAATTTATAGATTATGGAAAAACTTATCAGTCAAGAAAAAATAGCACACCGAGTAAAACGGTTAGCAAAAGAAATTTCAAAAGATCATATACAAAGCGGTAACACGTTGCCACCAATAATGATTTGCATATTAAATGGTTCTATACATTTCTTTTCAGATTTAATTAGGGCAATGAAAATTGATTGTGAAATTGATTTCATTCGATTAAAATCGTACAAAGGACAAGATAATTCAGGCGGTATACAAGTCCTTAAAGGATTGGAATTAGAATTAAAAGGTCGTCGAGCATATATTGTTGATGACATTTGCGATTCTGGCAGCACACTATTAGAAGCACTGTTTATGTGCAATAGTAAATTAGTACAAGAAGTTAGAGTTGTTACATTGTTGAAACGCAAAGATGGTGTCGATATGACTGATTTTTGCGGATTTACTATCGACAAAGAATGGGTTGTGGGCTATGGGCTTGACAATAATGGAACACAACGAGAATTACCACACATATATAAATTAAATTAATGTATAAAGCAATCGGTTATGATAAAAAAGCGGGCATCATGCACGTTTGGGATGATGAATTAGGACATCGCAAATTTCCTTTTCAGGCATATGGATATTTACCAAATCCAAATGGAACATATCAAGCACTTGACGGAACACGATTGAATCAAGTACCTGGCAATCATCGAGATAATCCTAAATCATATGAATCTGACTTAAATGAAGAAGTTAGAACATTGATTGATTTATATTATGAATCAGATGAGCCGTCTAAAGGACATAAAGATTTCTTTTTTGATATTGAAACTGCAAAAGATGAAAATGGCTTCAGCACAATACAAGATGTTCGCACCGCAATTACTTCGATTGCATATTATGATAAAGCAGGAAAAGATCGAAGAGTATTGATCTTAGACGAACAAGGTCGCATCAAAGAACGTGAAATACAAGGCGAAGGATATGCAATAGAAATATTCCGCAATGAAAAAGATCTATTAACTAGATTTATCAACATATTTGCACAAATACAACCAACAGTTATAACCGGGTGGAATACAGACGGATATGATGTTCCTTATTTGTTAGGCCGATGCAAAAAAGTATTGGGTGCACAAGCAATCAAGAAATTTTCTCCTGCCGGCATAGTAGAACAAGGCAGAACCGGTAAATGGAAGATACTTGGAGTTTCTAGTTTAGATTACATTAAATTGTATAAAAACTTTACATATACCGAACTACCTAATTATCGATTAGACACAGTTGCTAAAAAAGAATTGGATCGAGGTAAAGTTGAATATGATGGAGACTTGGATACATTGTTTACCCAAGATATTCATAAATTTGCATATTATAATATGACGGATGTTGATCTTGTTTATGAAATGGATGAAAAGCTTCAACTTTTAAATTTAGCAAGATCGATTTGTCACAAAGGGCATGTTCCATATGAAGATGTATATTATGCATCCAAATATTTGGATGGTGCTGCCATTGTTGATTTAAAACGCAATGGATTTGTTGCACCGAACAAGCAATTTAGATTTATTGAAGAAGAAACAATGGCAGATGCATTAGCTGGTGCATATGTAATGGCACCTGTACCTGGCCTGTATAAATGGATATATGACTTAGATTTAACTTCATTGTATCCAAGCATCATTATGACTGCAAATATATCTCCAGAAACTAAAGTAGGAGTTGTAGAAAATTGGAATCAAGAATGCATGTTAAACTCAGATTCAATGCCGGCTACAATAACATTGGCTTCTGGTAAAACACAACAAGTTGATAATGTTAAAACATGGTTGGCACAACACAATTATAGTATTGCTAGCAACGGCGCTACATATAACAATGAACAACGAGGGTTTCTTCCAACTATTCTAGAAAAATGGTTTAATGAACGTGTTATCTTTAAAGATAAGCGTGACACATTTAAATTTGGTACAGAAGAATATAAATTTTATGATGCATTGCAATTAACACAAAAAGTATTGCTTAATTCATTTTATGGAGTTTTAGGACTTAAAACATTTCGTTTCTATGATTTAGATAATGCCGGAGCTATTACAGCAGTAGGTCAAAGTGTAATAAAATTTTCAGCTAAGGTTATTAATAACTATTACAAAAAAGAATTGGGAGTTGACCACTTTATTAATGATAGCGGAGACAAAGCAGAATTTGCATTTTACACTGATACGGATTCAACCTTTTGTAGCAGTTTGCCATTAATTGAACACCGATTTCCTGGATGTGACACTAACGATGAAACATTCATGATTGAACAAACTAATGCAATTGCATCTGAAATACAAACAACGGTTAATACAATGTATGACCAATATGCAAAAGTATTCCATAATACAACCGCACATCGATTCCAAATTAAACAAGAATATATTGCAAAATCCGGTTTATGGATTGCCAAAAAAAGATATGCCCAATGGGTTATATTCAAAGAAGGCAAATCTACGGATAAATTGGATGTAAAAGGATTAGATGTTGTTAGATCCAGTTTCCCGGAAGATTTCAAAAAGATAATGAAAGAAACATTGTGGTATATCCTTAAAGGAAGAAACAAGCAAGATACTTCAACATTGATACATAACTTTAAAAATAACATTAAAAGTTCCAAAGTATTGAATGTAATGAAGAATTCAAGTGTTAAAGAATTATCTAAATATATCAAAAAACGTAAACCGTTTACCGGTTATATAAAAGGATCGACAGCACACGTAAAAGCCGCAATTAATTTTAATGATTTATTGAGTACATTAACTACGGATATATTACCTATATCAGACGGCGAAAAAGTAAAGTGGGGCTATTTAGTAGGCAATCCGTACGGGTTTGAAACTATTGCATTACGAGGTTATTTAGATCCACCCGAAATAGTTGCATTTGCAGAACAATACATTGATCACAATAAAATGTTCACGGCAGACCTAAGCAACAAATTCAATGATTTCTATGCAGCAATGAGTTGGGGTGCATTACCAGAAAATAACAATGCAAAAAAGTTTTTTAACTTTGGATAACAAATTGTTTTTTTTTTGTGTTATATTTATATGTAAATAAGGAAAATTATGATAAAATTAAAAACCGTACTTGCAGAAAATATGCGCCGATTTGGTACGAAAAACTTAAACGAAGGAATGTTCAGTAATTTTTTACAAAGTATATTAGGAAAAACTGATGCGATGGTTGATTTTCTTACTATTTTAGAATTTGCAAGAAAAGATAAAGACGGAGAAAACGCCGATGAAGCGGTTCAGTATTTAATGGATAAACATAATGTATCTGCAGATGAAGCGTTAAAAACTGTTACCCATGTTTATGAAAAATTTGGTCCATGGATCGAATTAACTAGAAAATAAATAATTATTTATATGTAAGATAAAGAACCAAAATGACAAATTAAAGTACTAGCAGCAATGTTAGTACTTTTTTACTGTTATAAAGGTTGGATAATATAAATACATTTATTATAATATAGTATGATTGGTTATAAAACACATTGGTACGGCAAAGAAATAGAAGGCCGTTACACTGATATCGAAACATTGTTTATTGCAGACATTAAAGCACTAGACAGAATTGTAGCAGGAAAAAATCCACACGTTTATTTTTGTTCCGGTGCAACCGCCCAATTGATCGACGATGATCGATGGGCTACGGTATTCAGAATGATTTCTGATACTAGTTTCATAACAATCGAAGTTACTCCCGGTATGTTAGAAAAGATACCACCAATGATTCGAATTCGCGCACACATCTTGTTAATGTTAAATTGTACTGATGCCGCATTGTTAAAACAATCAGACAGCATTAAGGTTGTATATGCAGATTATTCTTTGTATTGTACAACGGTACATAATATGCAACATGTTGTCCCAGATATGTATAAATTTGATAGAGATAAACAATGATAAGAGGAGTTATAGCAGGAAACTTTGATGTAATACATCCAGGATACATTGCCATGTTTGATGAATGCAAAAAGCACTGCGATAGATTAATAGTGTGTCTACATGAAGATCCATCCGTTGAACGACCAGAAAAACTTAAACCAATATTACATTGGAGCGACCGAGTAAAGATACTTGATTCACTTAGGCAAGTTGATTTTGTATTTCCATATCAAACAGAAGCTGATCTATATGAAGCTCTAGTTAAAGGAGACTTTGATGTTAGGTTCTTAGGCGATGATTATGTAGGAAAAACTTATACCGGTTATGAATTAAACATTCCTATAAAATACCTAAACAGAGACCATGGATGGTCAACAACTAAATACAAACAATTAATAGCAGATTCATTAAAATGAAATACAGCGTAGTAGTAACATTTAACATTGAAGGATTTCATAATTGGCCTGATGCAAAAGAAATATTTCCACAAGTAGCATTCTTATCGGATAGACATAGACATATGTTTGGATTCCGTTGTTATGCAAACGTAACACATACTGATCGCGATGAGGAATTTATATTGTTAAACAGAAAAATACAAAAAGGATTGCGAATTGGATTTTCTGGATCTGAAACAAATGTATTAGAATTTGGATCAATGTCGTGTGAAATGATTGGAGAATGGTTGTTAGAATCATTTCCAACGTTGTATAAAGTAGAAGTTTGGGAAGATTGGGAGAATGGAGCAATAATTGAAAGATAATATGAAAATATTTTTAGTAGACTTAGAATCAATACCGACACGATATACTTGCGAGTGGAAGACACATGTTCCACAATTATTGCGTGATAATGGATTTGATGTTCAAGTTATAGAAGGAGATCATACAATTCCAGAATCAACAACACCTGGTGCATTTTTGAACTTTGGTGGTACTAACATGTACAAAGCAACACAGCTTCACAAGTTGTCTGAATTATTTACATTAGGTAAGATTACCGCAGGAGACCATATCATTTTTACAGATGCATGGCACCCAGCTATTATCAATGTAAAATATATGAGTGAACTTCTAAATATTCCGGTTGTAATGCACGGACTTTGGCACGCGGGTTCATATGACCCGAATGATTTTTTAGGTCGGCTCGTAGGAGATAAACCATGGATTAGGCACGCTGAACAAGCCTTTATTGGAGCACTAGATCATAATTGGATTGCAACCGCAGCACATTTTCAAATGATATGTAAAACATATGATGTATTTTTAAATTCAACGTTTGATCAAACAGGCTGGCCAATGGAATATACCCATAATATGATTACGCCTAAACCATTTAATGAAAAAGAAAATATTATTGTTTTCCCGCACCGAATAGCACCTGAAAAACGATTAGATTTGTTTCAAGAATTAGCATCGCAGCCAGAATTAGCACATTATCAATTTATTGTAGCAATGGATCTAAATTTGACTAAAACACAATATCATGAACTTCTTCAAAGAGCAAAGTTTGCAGTATCATTTGCAGATCAAGAAACATTGGGAATTTCAATGTATGAATCAGCTTGTGCAGGAGCATGTACAATTGTTCCTAATAGATTATCATATATGGAAATGTATCATCCTATGTTTAAACATGCAGATTCAGTAAATGAGGCTGTGGCTGCAATATTAAAATATGAACAACAAGACTTAACAAATGATATTGCTAAATTAACAAATTATTTACATGACCGATTTTTTTCAGCAACAAGATTAATTAATTTACTAAAAGAATATAAAAACAATGAAAGAACAAGATAAGCGGTTCATATATTTTCCGTCGTTGTCTGCAGGCTCAATGGTCTCGGCATTCAAGAAAGATATGAAATTTGAAAATGGAGACCCGGTAAAGTTCTTCGACTCAAGATATCCAGATAAGTGGAGGCACCCATATTTTCTAATCACAGCAGGACACCATTACAAGAAAATGGATTTCCGAGACACGATGGGCTTAGAAAAAGATGTTCTAGTATTTGGAGATTCAGGAGGATACCAAATAGCAACAGGAGCATTACCATATAGCAACGAATTGCGCGAAAAAATATTTCATTGGTTAGAAGCTAATAGTGATGTAGCAGCAAACTTAGATATTCCACCTAAAACAAAATATCGAAATAAATTTGCAGAATGTGCTGACATTAGTTATGACAATTTTGCTTATTTTGAAAAACATCAAAGCGGTAAGACAAAATACCTTAACATGTTGCAAGGCTCTAACACTGATGAATATACTTGGTGGTATCATAAATTTAAACATTTTGATTTTCAAGGTTGGGCAATTGGAGGTCCACAAAAATTAGTAGACTTTATGTTTGCGGTTGCATTGATGCTCAAAGAAAAAACATTTGAAAATCCTAGACTAGAATATTTGCACTTATTGGGTATTAGCAAAATATCCGACTTTTTTATTCTAGCAACATTGCAAAAATTAATGAATAAAAATTATGGCAATAGAATCTATGTAACAACGGATTCATCATCGCCAGGACAATATCCGGTATTTGGAACATATCTTCATTCAGCAAATTATAAAACACAAACCTTTTCGGAATTGTATTTTCCTAAAAATGCTGAATATAGAAGACAAGCTCATATTCGTCAAGGAAAAATTGGAGAAGTATCTATTGATCTATCACAACATGTACCATGTGCATTACATTGTCCAGCATGCACCGACTTTACATATGATTTGCTAGGAGGAAAAACAGATGCTGGATTAGATCGATATTCACAAGAAGCTATGCCTAGAATGGTTGTTCACAATGTGCATTTATATGTGCAATGTGCAGAAGAAATCAATCAACTAGTAGACAGCCATGTAGAATTGCTAGAAACAGTAATACCAAGAGACTTGTATGATGTTATCTTGTCACTGCATGAAATGTTTGCCGATCCTGACGCAGCATTACAAACATATGAAAAATATATTAAAACATATAAAAAGTTTGGTGGAAGTAGTATATCAACCACCGATGCCGAAAATTTCAATAAATACTTTACATTTTAAAAACAAATAAAACAATGGAAAAAAGCAAATTACAATCATTTATTAATCGTTATTATTTAGCAGGAAATTGCGAGGCAGTTATCCTTAAAGAAAACGAAACAGGTGTCGGCTGTGAATTAATCGACATGGATCAAACCGTAGTTGGAAAGATTCAATGGAATACAACTCCTTTCATGAAAGGCATGTTAGGTATCAATCATACAGGTGCATTAACTAAGATGTTAAGTGCATTAGGTGAAAAAATTGAAATTGAAGTTAAAGATGCAGCCGGCAAGAATTATGCAATGTGTATTTCGGAAGGAAGCACCCGCGCAACATTCATGTTAGCAGATACAACGGTTATTCCAGCAGTTCCAAGCATTAATGCAGAACCAGAATATGTTGTACAAGTTGCCGTTAATGATGACTTTATTAACAAATTCATTAAAGCAAAAAATGCATTACCAGACGCAAAGAATTTTGCAGTACAAGTTAAATCAGGAGTTGTTAAATTTATTATCAATTATACAACAGTTAATTCCGATAACATTACTTTTGAAGTAGGAACAACAACGGCTGACGATATGGAGCCTGTATGCTTTTCGGCAGACAAATTAAAAGAAGTATTAGTTGCAAATAAAGGCGACGTAGGACAATTGCATGTTTCTCCCGATGGATTATCTCGAATAGATTTTGTTGGAACTGATTTTGAATCTAGCTATTGGTTAGTAATGTTACAAAATTAATATGCAGATAGATATAGTAAATAAATCACCCAATGCGCTACCGGCATATGAAACTCCTAGTAGCGCAGGAATGGATGTTCGTTGTGTGGATAAACTTACAGTAAACCCAGGCGAACGAATATTAGCAAAAACGGGACTTTATGTAGAAATTCCAATTGGATATGAAATACAAGTAAGACCTAGAAGCGGATTAGCATTAAAACAAGGAATAACTGTATTGAATACTCCCGGCACTATTGATGCTGACTACCGAGGAGAAATAGGAGTAATATTAATAAATCATAGTTCAACTGTTGTTGAGTTTATGCCAGGAGACAGAATTGCACAAATTGTATTGAATAAAATTGAAATAATACAATGGAACCAATCCAATTCATTAACTGGAACAAAACGTGGCACTGGAGGATTTGGATCAACAGGAAAATAACATATGTACGGACAACAAGAAAATACACTTTGGACAGAATCATTCCGTCCTAACACATTAGAAGGATATATCGGTAATGAACATATCATCGAAAAAGTTAAAATATTTATTGCCAATGGTGATGTGCCGCATCTATTATTTTACGGCTCGGCAGGAACCGGTAAAACTACATTGGCAAAGATTATTGCAAATAGCGTCGATGCTGATCTAATGTATATTAATGCATCAGATGAAAACTCAGTTGATGCAGTTAGAGATAAAATTAAACGTTATGCATCAACAGTAGGATTTAAACGTTGGAAAATCATTATTCTAGATGAAGCAGATTATTTGACACCAAATGCCCAAGCAGCTCTTCGTAACTTGATGGAAACATATAGCAAAACAACACGTTTCATTTTAACATGCAATTATGTTGAAAAGATTATCGATCCAATTCAATCACGTTGTCAAACATTTGCTATTATGCCTCCCAACAAAACAGATGTAGCAAAGCGACTAGTATCAGTATTAGAAGAAAAACAAGTGCAGTATGACATCAAAGATATTGCAGCAATCATTAATGCATCATATCCAGATATTCGTAGAGCAATTAATACAGCTCAAAGTTGTGTAATTGAAAATCGATTAACATTGGATAAGGCAAGTGCAATACAAGCAAATTACATGACCGAAGTACTTGAAATGCTTAAGAATGCTAAAGACAAAAAAGTTGCATTCACTAACATTAGACAATGCATTGCTGATAGCAAAGTTAGAGACTTTACTCCAATGTATACTTTCTTGTATGATAATTTGGATGAATTTGCTCACGGCCACATTGCTCCATGCATTTTGATTATTGCAGAATCGCAATTTAAAGATGCTAGCGTGGTTGATAAAGAAATTAATATAATGGCAATGTTTGTAAACATACTAGGAGAAATTTAAAATAATGTCGATATCGTATCACAAAAGCATGGTAACTGTTATATTTAAAACATCTAATAGAGCTAATGCTAAAACAAAAATAAAAACGTTTCGCAACAAATCAATTGATGATATTTTATCGGCTAAACGAATAATAGGAATTCCAGAGACTTCAATTATTTTGGAATTAGGAATCGGCAAAGAATTAGAATATCAATACAGAAAACGATATAAATTATAATGGCAAAGCAAAAAGTTATTAAATCAGCTAATACTATTAAAGCGGCAACATTGTTTGATTTTATTGATGGTGTTACTCATAAAAAGAAAGAATGGTCTGCCTGGACTGATATGGATCAAAAAGCATTTAGTCCATTCATGACAAATCGATTCTTATCAATGCGTATGGAGCTTACGGAACTTATTAATGAGTTTCAAACATATACAATTGGATTATTACGGCCACAAGAAACTTATCGATTGTATTATGATTTATTGCCTACTAACAAAACATATGCAAAATACATAAAAGGCAAATCCGAAGATAAATTCGATAAAGCATTAGTTGCTCAAATTGCAGAACATTATCAAATTAGTTTGTATGAAGCTGCAGATTACGTGGAATTAATGGATACGGCTGAATGTGAACGAATCTTAACGTTATATGGATATAGTGATGGCGACAAGAAAAAATTATTAAAAGGAATCAAATGAGCAATATACATACACAATCACATTACAGAGGTAAAGACAGCCTTTATAAATTTGCTGAAGAGTGGGCATTAAACGCCTATGAATTTGATATCATTAAACGTGTTGTAAGATGTCGACACAAAGGTTCCTTTACGGAAGACTTAACAAAGACTCAAGACTTAATTGACATTTATCTACAAGAGCAACAACATAAATATATCAAGGTAACGCCAGATTACCTAGAGCTCGATGATCCATTTATTTCTACAGATGTAATGCCGTTATAGGTTTGAATATGCAATAAAATTTTATATACTATATTTATATAAAAATTTAAAGGATAGTATTATGAAAAAAAACATCTTAGCAGAAAATATGCGCCGATTTGGTACGAAAAACTTAAACGAAGATGAAGATCAAAATAACAATGGATACCCAGATGATTCCGAATCAGTCCTTAAAGGCGGAACTGGAATTGATGGTATTAAACGATCCACCGGGAATAAAGTAAAACAATTTATTAAACTAATAGGTAAAGATTCTGTAGATTGGTTTGATAACTTAGATGTTAATTATCTCCCATCACAATATGCGTCAGCATTAAAAAAATTAGGAATTAATCAACATACTGCATTAGTAGCACCATATGAGCTTCGAGGTAATGATATTAGCGATATTATCAATGCAGCAAATCAATCTAATATACGCTATATTGAAATTTTAGACAGAGCCGGAGGCGGGCGACTAATTATATTTACATCAAGACAATAAGTTAAAATTAATACTTTTTAAAACTAAGATACGGTGCAATCATTAACGGTTGCACTTTTTTACTGTTTTATAGGTTTGAATATGCAATAAAATTTTATATATTATATAAAAAAGTTATGGCAAATCATGTTTATACTCAATTAGACATTGAATTTATAAATCAGCAAGATACAGCAAAATTTTCGGAATGGATTGGACATACTCCTACTATTGAAAATACAACGTTTGGTGCACGCATTGAAGCATGTTGCAATATCATGTTAGATAATTTATATCCAGACAAACAAGATACCAATGCATACTACATTGAAAATTTAGGTGCTAAATGGATTTATTTTGATGATGTAGATCAGTCTGAAACTACTATGCATATTTCATGGACAACTGCATGGGACTTCCCAGAAAAATTATTTTGGAAATTATCTGATTTTCTTCGTATTGAATACCCAGGTGCAAAAATACAAGGAACATTTGAAGATGAAGGATTTGGCTTTGTAGGTGCATGTGCATCAAATCAACAATCACGCAATATTGAATATTTTAATCCAGATGAAGAATTTTTTGAAGGCTCCGAATATAAAGATGAGGATGATTGTTTTACTGATGAATTCTATAATGATATAATTAGCAAAAAACAAGAATTGTTAGATACATGTATTAACAATATTATTCCAACCATATGAAATCCGGAAATTATTTAGCTCCTATATATCGTTTATCAATACGAGATGCAGCAACCGTACCTAGAAAGATATCATATTCTCAATGGTCCATGTATGAACGATGTCCCCTATCCTGGAAGTTGGCATACATTGATGGACTAGCCCCATTCCAAGCATCAATTGATACATGTTTTGGAACTGCCTTTCACGAAACATTTCAACACTTTCTAACGGTATTGTATACAGATTCAGTTAAGAAAGCAGAAAACATAAATTTTCAAGAAGTATTGACAAATAAACTTCGCGAAGAATATGCTCGATGTGTTGCAGAGTCAGGAGGAGTTCATTTTTCAACTGCCTTGCAAATGGCAGAATATTTAGAAGATGGCGTTGCCATTTTTGATTGGTTTGCAAAAAGACGTTCACAATATTTTTCTAGCAAAAATTATGAATTAGTAGCAATTGAAATGGAACTATGTACTCCAGCATCAAAAGCAAATCCATCTGTATTTTGGTATGGGTTTATTGATGTTGTTATTAGACACGTTCCTACCGGCAACATTGAAATATATGATATAAAAACATCCCGACAAGGTTGGAACAAATATCAAAAAGCAGACAATTTAAAAGCAGCACAGCTAATTGCATATAAAAATTACTTTGCACAACAATTTGGTACGCCTATAGAAAAAATTGATGTTGAATTCTTTATTGTGAAACGAAAGATGATTGAAGAATCAATGTTTCCACAAAAGCGAGTGCAAAACTTTAAACCTGCATCAGGAACAGTAACACAACGCAAAGTACAAAAACAAATTGATGCATTTGTTGAATCATGTTTTGATTTGGACGGAAATCGCAATGCCGAAAAAAAATATATGGCAATATCAGGTAAAGGCGATAAAAATTGCAAGTATTGTGCATTCAAAACAGATTATGAAAATTGTCCTAAAGATGCTAGGATTCGTGAATAAAATTCATTATAATAATATATGTACAAGCACCAACATGTTTATGTTTATCAATTTGAAATGAATAATCATAGTACCTGGCCAGGCAAACATACATGCAATATGAATTATGTATTATGCACAAACATAACTGATCCGAATCACAAAGAAAATAAAACATTGTTGGAACACATGTTACGTACAATTTATGGGTTTATGCCAAAGTATGTTAAATTTTTATATGAAAAGAAATGACACAAATTGCAATAATTGGAAATACAGATTGGCAAAACAAACGCAAAGTACAACAAACACTTCAGGAACTAAAAAAACGATTTAACGAAGATTTAATAGTTGTTGGTGCAGGAGGCACTGAAGGAGCAAATAGTATGGTTAGAAAATATTCATTAGAGTTTGGGATACAATACAAAGAATATAATCCATCATTTTCAGGACGCAACATGTATTCAGCAATGCCTGATTCATATTATGGAAAGCCATATCATTTTTCTCAGTTGCATCACCGCATGAAACTTATTGCAGAGCAATGTGATCATATGTTGATACTAACAAATGAAGATACATTGGATCCAGTATTAAAAACAGCATTCAACAACATAAATAAACTAAAAAAACCGGTTGTTATATTGGGTTGATATATTTATATAAAAGTTATAATAAAAAAGGAATAGTTACAAATGGAATTACCGAAATTACAAAAGTTCGATCCGAACAAACCAACAAAAAAGAAAATTTTATTGTTAGGCGATGATTTTCGTTTACCATCCGGTATCGGAACAATCAGCAAAGAAATTATTTTTAATACAGTTAAAGAATTTGATTGGGTTCAATTAGGAGCCGCAATGCAACATCCTGATGCAGGGCAAGCATTTGACCTTTCTGCTGAAGTCGTCAAAGAAACAGGCATTGAAGATGCATCTGTTAAATTGATTCCATGGAACGGTTATGGAGATCGAAATATTCTTTTTGCAATTATCAATCGAGAACAACCAGACGCAATCCTACACTTTACAGATCCTCGTTATTGGACATGGTTATATGCAATCGAACATGAAATAAAAACAACATTCAATATTCCAATTACATATTATTCTATTTGGGATGATTTACCATATCCTATGTGGAATGCTCCTTTTTACGGTAGCTGCGATATGATTATGGGAATAAGCAAACAATCAGATAATATACATAGAGAAGTTCTTAAACAGAACGGATTTGGGGTGATTAATTATGATGAATCAGACGATTTACCGGCAATAAAAAAATGGAACTCTGTTTTAACCGGATATGTACCTCACGGATTGAATCATAACATGTTTAAACCATTAGATTCAAACGATGCCGGATATATTGCAATGCACAAACAAATTAAAGATGCAAACAAAGTTGATTTTGTTGTAATGTGGAATAATCGAAACATAAGAAGAAAACAACCAGGCGATGTTATTTTAGCATTCAAAACATTTGTAGATTTGTTACCAACCGATCAACAAAGCAAAGTAGCATTATTAATGCATACACAACCGGTTGATGAAAATGGAACAGACCTTAAGGCTGTTTGGAAAGCTATAGCTCCTAATTGTAAAGTAATTTTTTCAGAACAAAAATTATCAACACCTGATCTTAATGCAATGTATAATGTTGCAGATGTAGTAATAAACATTGGGTCTAATGAGGGATGGGGACTTAGTTCAACTGAAGCAATGTTGTCAGGAACACCGATTATTAACAATGTAACAGGAGGATTGCAGGATCAATGTGGATTTGAAGATGAAAACGGAGAATGGCTTCGATTCGATGGCGATTTTGCAACTAACCATACCGGCAAATACAAGAAACATGGTATATGGGTTAAACCAGTATTTCCTAGCAATAGAAGTTTGCAAGGATCACCGCAAACACCATATATCTTTGATGACCGCGCAAAATATGAAGATGTTGCAGACGCAATTGCATATTGGTACGAACTTTCTCAAGAAAAACGTGCAGCGTGTGGGTTCGAAGGAAGAACATGGGCATTAGCTAATGGTTTAACGGCAGAACAAATGGGACAAAAAATGATTTCAATGTATCGCGATTTATTTGCAATGAATAGAGAATTTAGACCGTTATACACTGTAACTAAAACACAAACAATTAAATATGAACGAACAGGAATAGTAGCACAATGAGAAAAGTAGTTATAGCGTCGCCAGTAGCGACACAATCAGGTTATGGACATCACGCGCGTGAAATTATAACAAATATTATTGAACAACGAGGATCTGAATGGGACGTAAAACTAGTTTCATTGCCATGGGGACATACTCCAATGACATATCCAATTTCCGTAGATTTACAATTACGTATAATTGCATTGCCATTAAATGAACAGCCTGAAGTTTGGATTCAAGTATCAGTGCCAAATGAATTTCAACCGGTTGGAAAATATAATATTGGAGTTACTGCCGGCACCGAAGGAGATATTTGTCCAGAAGCATGGATCGATAATCTTAATGCAATGCAGTTAATTATTGTACCGTCTGAATTTACTAAAGCAGTATTTGAAAACACAGCAAAACAAAAGAACAAATTAATTACGACGCCTATAGAAGTAGTCCCAGAATATTTTGATGAAACCATATACAACAACAAATCAATTACAGCTTCTATACCAGACTTAAATTCAATTGAAGAATCATTTGCATTCCTATCGGTAGGACATTGGTTGCAAGGTGATGCTGGAGAAGACCGCAAAAATATTAGTGGTATGTTGCATTGTTTCTTCAATACATTTAAAGATACTAAAAATCCACCTGCTTTAATCATGAAAACTAGTGGCGCAACATATAGTATTATGGACAAAATGGATATTGAAAATAGAATCAATCAATTCCGTGATATGTTTCCTAATGCAAAATTACCAAATGTATACTTAGTTCATGGAGAATTAACAGATGAAGAAATGAATGCATTGTATAATCATCCAAAAGTTAAAGCAATGGTTTCTTTTACAAAAGCAGAAGGATTTGGAAGACCATTATTAGAGTTTTCAACTACCAGCAAGCCAATCATTGCTCCACATTATTCCGGCCAAGCAGACTTTTTGAAAAAAGATTTTATATGTGCCTTACCGGGACAATTGACACCAATTCATCCGTCTGCTGCAAATGAATTTTTAATTGCTGAAGCAAAATGGTTTACTCCTGATTACGGGCAAGCCATGGCTATGATGCAAGATGTACAAAAAAATTATAAAAAATGGTGTGAATTAGCAAAACGTCAACGATATTTTGTTAATACTACATTTACTCGTACAGCTGTTGCTAAAACATATGAAACTGTGTTGAGTGTTATTGATGACGGCGTTAACAAGATTCCAAAGGCTATTGAATTAAAATTACCTAAATTGCAAAAGATATGAAAATAACATATGCCGTTACGGTATGTAATGAGTTTATTGAAATTCAAAGACTTGTGCATCACTTACTTAAGAATAAACGAGCACAGGATGACATTGTTATCTTATATGACTCTAAAAACGGAAATGCTGATATTGAAACATTTCTCCGGTCACATAGCGTAAATGGAGAATTTATGTGGCACAAGAGTGAGTTTGAAGGCCATTTTGCTAATTGGAAAAATAAACTAACTAGCTACTGTACAGGAGATTATATTTTTCAAATAGATGCAGATGAACTACCTACTAAAACATTACTAGAATATTTACCTGATATTATTGAGGGTAACCCAACAGTAGATGTGTTATTAGTACCTCGAATTAACACAGTAGAAGGATTAACAGATAAACATATTCAACAATGGGGATGGAATGTTAATTCAAATGGATGGGTAAATTTCCCCGACTATCAATGGCGCATATGGCAAAATAAACCAGAAATTAAATG